TTGCCAAGCCATTTCTCCCACAGCTTCGACTTATCGAAATCGGCGTATCTGTCTTTGATAAGGTCTTTACTGACAACAAACAGTAGCCCTGCACGGACCTTCTTAACATCGGGATAGTGCGCGAACACAGTCAGTGCCATCAATTCAAGTTGGCCCTTGTCAGCGTACTTTGATGACTTGCCCGTCTTGTAGTCGATGACCCATGCGGTATCTACTAACACGTCAATGATTAGAAGGTCAGCAATCCCCCTAAACCATACGTTATCGGCAAAGAAGTCGCATGGTTCAAGGTTCTCAGTCAGCCCCATCTTTTTCTCGCACAGCTTAACCCCTCGTTTGGCGTTCAGGGAGTCAAGCATGTCCTGTGCAAAGGAAAACTTCTTAGGGATTGGCTTACCGTCGCGGATGTACTCCTCAGCCGCTAAGTGAAACTCAGTGCCGTAGCGCATCGCTTCGGTCTCAACGACAGGAAACTCTTTGAGTATTTTCTCGTGGTAGAACTGTTTAGGGCATTGTTCAAATGCCTTTATTTTGCTGAATGACCACGGTGCTACACTCATTCACAATCCCCGTATGATTTGCCAGTACCAGATTCACAGTTGATCGGTAAACCTTCTGCCCACGCAGGTGTCCAACGCATACACTCTTCGATATACGCTTGGGCCTCAGCGACTTCTTCGTCCCGAACACAAGCCACAATCGAGTCATGCACGGTTAACACAACGCGGTATTTATTGGCTATTTTTAACATTTGTTCACCGATGATGCAACGAGCGATTGCTTGACAGACGTTTTCCGTCACCTTCCCACCATAAATTCTGGTGCGTCCACGCCGTGTCTTGTAGCTGTATTCCAAACCGTTCTCGCCTTGCTCGGCTGATAAACCGTCATAGCGTATGAGCAAACCTGACGGTAGCAGGATGCCGCGTTCTGCACCCACTACTTTCAACACGCCGGACCTACCAACTTGATAGCTGTCGCCATTGACCATGTACCGCACCATGTTCTGACAGTCGCGCCAGAGGTGGTTAATTTTCCAATTGGCTTCGCGGTAAATGTTAATAACACGTCTGGCCTCGTTTAGGTCCATATCAAACCCAAACGTCTTTAGCTGTGCTTGGAATCTTAGAGCACCCATGCCGTAACCCGCACCAAGAATGGTGGTCTTACCCACGAACCTTTGGTCTTTGGTCACTTCATCTTCACTACATCCGTAGATGCGTGATGCCATCTTCTTGTACACATCCTCATCTTTAGCAAACGCTTGGGTCAGGTCGTCTTGCTCGGCAAGCCACGCCAGAACACGCGCTTCGATCTGTGCACTGTCGGCATCAATCAGAGTGTAACCTTCGGGGGCAAGGATGCTCCGCTTTAACTTCTTACCATTTGGACCACGGCTCGGTAGATTCTGGAGATTGATCTTGTCGTCGCCACCCCATCGCCCAGTGTGCGCGGCGTAGTAACGGACAGGAACAGGCAGGGTGCCTCGTTTACCTATCTCGATGAACCGCTGAGTCCGCGTCTCTTCGAGTGTGCTCTTGGTGCCAAGCCTCGCCGCTACCACAGCTTGCACCCTGTCATCTTCGTGGTCAGCCAATGCCTTGAACGCCTCGTCTGACTTGGCAAACGCCAGAGTTTCTTTACCAGTGGTAAGACTGATCTTCGTTGGGGGTTTCACACCTAAACCTTGCAATACTTCTGCAAACTTGGGGTTAGACATGAGGTCTTCTTTAGACACACCCGCACTCTCAAGCAGTTGGTCTTTCCGCTCCCGCGTATCTTCGAGGTGCTGTTCGAGTAGCCCGATGTCCAGTTCCAATATAGGGTCTATGAACATACGCAGGGTGAGGTCGATTATCCTTAGTTCAGTTTTCGGAAATCCTTTTTTAAGGAATATGTTGAATAGTTTGTACGTGAGTTCGACATCGTTGACGCAGTAATCACCGTATCTGTCGAGGTCGGTTTCACTGAAGTCGGCTCTTCGCTTTCCAAGGGCGTTGAGGACTTCTGTACCCTTCTCTCCGATGTTATATCTTTCAGTAAGCGCCCTGAGACTGCCACCAACTTCCACCCCATGTAGAGCACGGGCGATACAAAGAGTATCGGTAAACACGCGAGGATGAATATCAAAGCGCCAAGAAAGAATGGCACCATCAAACATAGTGTTGTGAGCAAGTACCATAGAGTTTGCCCAGTCGAATGACTGTAAGTATTCTTTGAGTTGTTCATGTGTGCCGCTCGCCCATTCAGTCGGTTGGTTGTTGACCTTCACACCGATACCAATCACCTCAAATTGAGGGTGACGGATGTATTCTTCAGTCGTGATCTTAGACAGGGAATAATCCCTGTCGTAGTACGTTTCAAAATCCAGTGTTATTAAGTCCACTAAGTTGTTTCTCCCGCAAGTTCACCGCCACACGCCATGTACCCTGCACCGTCAATCCAGTTGTCTGCATGGCTAGGGTTGGACTTGATACGTGCAACCTTGAGCAAATTCATCATTACTGCAACATCAGTAGCCGTTACTTCGTGATCCAGATGGATAGACCAGTATCTAGCTATTGTTAAGAAGTTATTCTCTATATCGCCATGGTCAGATGCGCGATCCTTGGTGACGTAAGTCTTTGCAGTATCGAGAATGTCAGCTCGAGTTGCCCCCAAAGAACGCTTTGATGCGCTCCCAGAGGTTAGGTGCTTTTTTGCGGTGCGTTTCGCTTCCTCCTTGGAACTTTCTTTTGGTGTGCCTACCTTTTTCATCAACTGGTAAGCGTATCCATAGGACACGCCTGTTGCCTTTGCGACTTCGGTAGGGGTGGCATGTTTGTTCTTTACCAAATATGTCAAGACTTTCTCAGCCTTCGGTGATGTTTTCTTAGCCATGATAGTTCTCCTAAAAGTTTGGCTCGTACAATACGCCTTGCTTCAACAAGGCTTCAAAGTGCTTAAACTCAGTACGGATAAGTTCAGCACGGGGTTAGGACTACTACTTCGTGGATCGGGCTTTGCGGTTCGCATACCACTTACCCCATCTGAAAAAGAGGCGCATCGGTGACCACTTCGGTGCCGAATAGTAGGCAATCCTGCAATGCAGTTCTATGTTGCGCCATTCTTCTTTGGACTTTTCTTGCTTAATCAAAATCAAACTCCAACTGTCGTGGATCGCGGTTCTGACCGCCAACATAGGTTAGCACGTCATCTATGTTATCCTCGTTGATGACGAGACTTATGCCACCGTTATTTTTTATATCAAATAAATTTTTTTCTTGCAAGGGTGTGGGTTTGTTTTTACCTGCCTTACATTCTATACCAAAGAATTGTCCCTTGTAACATCCGATGATGTCAGGCACACCGCTTTTACCGTACCCACCAGTGACAGGGTAGAAGTAATAGGCTCCTAACGTCTTTAGGTGCGCCACTACCTTCTTCTTAACTTTCGCTTCGGGTGTCATTGCCATGTGGTTTTCCTTTGTGTTTGAACGTATCTACTACCGTTCTACTTTATGTTTGAACGTATCTACTACCGTTCCGCTACATGACGAACATTTACGAGTTATCACGCACGAATCGCCTTCGTATTTTTTCTGCGTTAGTGCTAGCTTCGACATGCACCAAGGACACATGTTGTCCTCTAATCGTTTTTGGATTTGACCTCTGTTATCAACCATCTTTATACCTCAGAACTGGTATCGGTAGGTAAGATGAGGGCGGTGGCTAACCGCCCTCTGTTAGTGCCACACTAACACCTACACTCGGTAGACCCAGTAAGTGTTGGCATCTATTCGTCTGCCAACACCTTCGACTGATTTGGTTGGCTTGTCCAAAGCAGTCATCATTAACAATGCAATCTTCTCTTGCATCCAAAGAGGCAAGGCGTCCACTGAATAGTAGACGCCATCCGCTCCACTGTCAACGTTATCCATGCCAATACATGCCACAGAGATAGTATTCGTGTTCGGACATATGTAAACACGATATATGTTGTCATCATGTAGTAACTGCTGAGCGTCAGCGCACAACATAAAACATGCCCTCACCTACACGATAACCCACGTCATCAACATATTGCTTGTCGTTCAGGATGTTGAGGACGGACAGCTTGCCCATGATGTCCTCGGGCAGATCGGATGCGGTGTAGCGGTGCACCTCCTCACCGATTTTGGGGAGAAAGGTATTGATGTCGCATATGGATGCAACGTCAAAGCACTGATCCCCGAACCGCTCGTAAACCCGCACAAACCACATGGGCATACTACGTCCCTTGTATTTGTCAGCCTCTACCCTAGCCGTAAGGTAATCGGCGACATCAGAGCCGAACGATGGATCAACAAACTTGTGACCAATTGTTATCAGGTGTCTGAGTTCTGTAATCAGGCGTGTCGCTGAATTGTCACCGTATTTGCCCAAGTCAACGATACTGCTCTCGATGTCACGCAGTCGGGTCATGCTTTCAACCGCCACGTTGCTCACCTCACTCGACACGTCCTTAATATGTATCTTCGCCATATCTACAGGGGCGTAGGGTCGAATGTATTTCTTGACGTTGCGCAGTGCGGTGTCAATGTTGGTGGACATTGCCATGAAGTGTTGGTCGTTGTACGTGGTATACTTGCCGTTATTTATGGTGCGTGA